GAAAGATGTGGTAAACGCACTAATAGCGGGTACGATTTAAAATCAGCAAGACGAAGTCTTAATATTTTATTTAGTGAATGGGGTAATCGAGGTGTTCATCTATGGAAGGTTGAATTAAAAGAACAATTACTGACGGCAGGCACTTCAACTTATACAGCACCAACAAATGCAAACGACATTCTAGAGGCGTATATTAGCACCACAACAGGAACGACTTCTGCAACTAATGATGTATCTTTAACAAAGATTAGTAGAAGTGAATATGCTGCTCTACCTAATAAAGGTTCAACAGGACAACCCTCACAATATTATGTTGATCGACAAACCATTCCACAAATTACTTTATATCAAACACCTGATGCTTCAACATATACATATTTAAAATACTACTATTTAAAAAGAATTGAAGACGCTGGAGCTTACACCAACACTGCTGATGTAGTATTTAGATTTATTCCTTGTATGGTTGCTGGTCTATCTTACTATTTATCTATGAAGTATAATCCACAAGTGGTTCAACAAAACAAACTTATTTATGAAGATGAATTACAAAGAGCTCTTGTAGAGGATGGACAACGAACATCGGTATATATTACACCACAATCATATTATCCAACAGGCTTATAAGGAGAAGAAAATGAAAGGACTAAGATTAAAAAAAGGCGGAGATGCAAACTTAGAATTTATAAAAAGTGTAAGTCCTGTACTAGCACAGTCTTACAGTGCGATGTTATCTAATATTAAGGATCCAACAAAACAAGATACTTTTAAGAGAAGAGCAGGACAACAAATTGCAGCTTACAGAAATATGCCAGAAGAACAACAAAAAGCGTTTGTATCTGAGATGACAACTAAATATTCATCGCCAACAAAAGAAACATTTAGCGATATTAATAAAAGTTTAGAGGGCAAATATAGACCTGTTTATCAAGTAGCAGCAACAAGAAAAAGTAAACCGACTGTTGCTAAAGATATTTATAAAGAATTAGGGTTAGCCAAAACAGGAGGAATAGCAATAAGAGGTAATAAATTTAAAGGTGTTTTTTAATGAAAGGTATGAAGTTATATAAAAAAGCTGCAGGAGGTTATCTGTCAGCTTTAGAGGAGTCTAAGCCTGAATTGTTTAAAACCATTAAAAATTATAGAGATAGATTAAGTGGTGGTGAACAAGAGACTTTTGATAAAAGAGCTAATATTCAATACGCTGCCACAATGAATATGCCTGCGAATCAAAGAGATGCTTATATAAAATCAATTGAAAAAGAATATTCCAAACCTACAGACGCACAATTTAAGCAAGTAAAAAGCAGTTTAGGACAGAGGTTTAAACCAACTTATACCTATTACTCAGTTGATAAAACTAAACCTCCAGCGACCACTGGATATTATAGAGATTTATCAAAAGAGATAGCACAAGCAGAAAAAGATTTAGCAGGTTTAACACTGACTGAATCCCGACAAAAAACAGTGCCTGTATATAGTTATTACGAGGGACGCTCTCGTGATCAGGGCTTACCAGGAAGTAGACCTGGTGTGGCTAGAACTACAACAAAATTACCAGAAGGCTCCAAATTTAGACCTGCCACTGGTGGTGGAATAGGTGCAAGAAGTGCAGATTACATTAGTCCAAGTGGAGTAAGGTATGTTCAGCAAGGAACAAAAAAAATTACTGAAACAACTACACGTCCTCAAAGAGCAGGTGATGCTGATTATGACAAAAAATTTAGAGAAATTAAGAGATTGCAAACAAGACATGAAAACAGATTTTTTAATCAAATGAATCAAGCCTCATCTCCTCGAGTAAATGCTCAAAATATTTATGCGAGTATGGGGTTTGGTAACACACCTACAACGCAACCAAAACCTTTTGTAAATCCATATGCTTCATTTGGAACACCTTTTGGAACTGCAAAAAAAGGTGGAGCTGTTAAAATGAGTAAGGGTGGTAAAGCAGCTATTCGTGGTAAAAGATTTACAGGAGTATATTAATGGCATACGCAAGAGGTAAATACGCAAAAGCAATTTCGGATCGTTCTGGTATGGCTTTTCCTTATAATGAGATGGTAAGAGAATGGAACGGATCTCTTGTTCATAAATCAGAATATGAAGGTAAACATCCACAAATAAGAAGAAAGCATATTACTGCTGATCCTATTGCTTTAGCAAATGCTAAGAGTCAAAAATTTCAACAACCTATTCAACCTTTTATTAATGATTCCACGGCAGATCAAACCATAGCTGATTCAGGAGGAGGTGGTCAAGCAGTTGTTAATTTAACTTTGCCAGGTGATTTTGCCTTTCGCACAGACGGATCTATTTCACAAACAAGCACAGATGCAAACCCTCAATATGGTAGTATGGTGCCTGACGATGGTGCTGCCGAAAACAGAAAAAGGGAGTTGACTGCTGAGGTGGGTAAAATTACCATAGATGCTCTTGCCGTCACAATTTTAGCCGTAACTGTAGTTAGCACTGATGATGGTAATAGATATTTTCTTGATGGAGTAAGACAGGCAACACCCAATTTTTTAAGAGGTAATACTTACAGATTTGATCAAAGTGACTCCTCAAATTCGGGTCATCCTTTGAGACTAAGTGAGACCAGTGGGGGGACTCATAATGGTGGGTCAGAATACACAACAGGTGTAACTACAACATCAGATTATACTGAAATTACTGTAGCTTCAGATGCACCCAGCACATTATATTATTATTGTTCTAACCACGCTAATATGGGCGGTTCTATAAATATATCAGGATAAATTAATGGCAATAACACACGCAAATTTTTTGACACAAGTAAGAAACTACACAGAAGTTGATAGTAATGTATTATCAGATACTTTAATAGATCAATTTATTAGAAATGTTGAATTAGACATCGCTGGAAAGGTTGATTATGACGATTTAAGAAAATATGCCACGACTTCAACTATCGCATCACAAAGATATTTGAGTATGCCCTCTGATTTAATTTATCTAAGATCTGTGCAAATAACCAACTCTGGTGTCAGAGATTTTTTAGAAAAAAGAGATACAAGTTTTATATCCGAGTATAACGGAACAGATGCTACAGGTGTGCCTAAATATTATGCAAATTGGGATGATCAGAATATTGCAATTGCACCTATTCCAAATGCTGCTTTTACAATTCAAATTAATTATATTATTGATCCTCCTCATTTTACTTCAACAAACAATACTTTTTTGTCAACTTATCAAGACGCATTATTATTACATGGTGTTTTAAGTGAATGTTTTTCTTATTTAAAAGGACCGATGGATATGTACAAATTGTATTTAGACAAGTATAATGAAGAAGTTCAAGCATTTGGATTACAACAAATGGGACAAAGAAGAAGAGGGCAGTATGAAGAAGGAGTGCCTAGAGTACAAATTCCATCACCCTCGCCTTAAAACATGGAGATATTATGGCAATAACAACTAGTGTAATTTGTAATTCTTTTAAAAAGGAACTTTTTGAAGGAACACATAATTTTAAACAAAGTGGTGGTAATTCATTTAAATTATCACTGTATACAAATAGTGCTGTTTTAGGTAAATCTACGACAAGTTTTACAACCGATGCACAAGTATCTAATTCAGGTCAATATACAAGTGGTGGTGGTGCTCTTGTAAATGGTGGAACATCATTATCAACCAATACTGCTATTGTTGATTTTGCGGATAGATCATTTACTGGAGTAACCCTAACTGCAAGGGGAGCTTTGATTTATAATGATACAGCATCAGGGGATCCTGCGGTATGTGTTTTAGATTTTGGTGGTGATAAGACCGCTACATCTGGAACATTTACAATTCAGTTTCCTGCTTTTACTGCAAGTGCAGCTATTTTAAGAGTTACATAAAGTAGAGCATGTCCAACGCATGGGGACAACTTACTTGGGGTGAAGGTCTTTGGGGTCAGCAAGGCAACCAAATTGTATCGTTAACAGGTTTTGCTCTTACAACAAATTTAGGTGGGTTTACTCAAACAACTGTTGGTGAGGCAACAGGTTTAGCTCTTACTTCATCTTTAGGAACAGCAGTAGGTTTTACAGATTTTGTAGCTGAGCCTAGTGGACTGA